TTTCTATCATGAGTCTTTCGTGAAGCTTGTAGGTTAGTAATGCATCTGCTTCAGCATATTCACCCACAAATGATGCATGCATTTTGTACATGTCAGCTTTGGGATCCAGTCCAAGTTCTTCAGCTTTAGCTTTAAGAACCTTTTCATCTTTCCGTTCCCCTAGATAATCTATGCACATTTGATTTAAAGTATAAGAATACCTATTCTCATTCAACAAAGCGGAAGCAATCATGGTATCATGGATATAACCTTTAACTTCTATTTCTAGAGTAGACAACCATCCAATATCATACTGTGCATTATGAAATACTTTTTGAATTGAATCGTCTTCACATATGTCTCTAATGTATTTTATGACAGCCCCTTTATCTATATTTCCTCCACCTTCGTGAGCAATTGGATAGTAAGCTGTAAAATCACCACTAGATACAGCAATACCTACAACAGATCCTATTTTCTTAGGCCATCCTGGGCCCATTTTCTTCAGATCTGTATCACACGTCTCCAGATCTATAGCCACGACCTTCCTTCCCTTCATTGATGGAAATTCTGTTGGGTGCAACCATTCTGACTTAACTATATTCTGATTGAATAAATCGTATGTCATTTGACCTCCTTGTTAAGTTTTTTGACATATTTTCTAGTTATTTCTCCTTGTATTTCTCCTTTAGACTTAGGGTATCTATCCTCAAGTAGAAGTTCAGCATAATGGATAACTTTTTCTATATCCTGTCTTCCTCCCTTGATACTATGTCTAGTAATATACTTGACAATGTTTCCTTCATACCATCCAAGCTTATTCTTGACGATGTAGTGACTAGGCTGAATTGCCATTCGTTTGTAATGATCTCCCCCTATTTGTTTTTTGTGAGCATTCATATGATAAATCCATCACTTTGTTGAGGCTGTACTATATGCAAGGATTTTTTGGCTCTTGTTGTTGCTACGTAAAAAACTCGGTTGGTGTCGTCCGAATCTTTTTCCATTTCATCCCTGTTGGCTCTTGATATATCAGTGAAGAGCATGACATTGTCACACTCTCCACCTTTAGCAACGTGGATTGTACTTAAATTAATAAGAGGTTCTGCAGTTAAATTTTCTGGATTGAATCTTTCCAATGCTCTTAGATATTCCCTATCCCTATCACCAATCTTTTCAAAGGCCACATCCCAAGGAACACTTGTTTTTAATAGTCCGTGGTGCTCCACCAAATCTTCTATATTGTATGATTGTTCTTCCTTGCTTTCACCTTCAAATGATTTAAGATTTTTATATCCCCTAGCAACTCCTGTTTGAGAAGTTAAATGCCCATAGACATCTGCTACATCCTTGTAAGAAACATCCTTAGCTTCATGTAATCTATTCCAGGCATCCACAGCATTTAAAAGTTCTTTTTTAACAGCCATTTTATTATTCTTTTTATAAGGTAATCCTTGTATGCGCAGGTCATTTTCAATCTCCTTAAACATATACTTGCATGTAGCCAGTACCAACCAATTTCCTTCACGTACATTAACTGCTTCTGGGTAAGCATGAAACTTAAGAACTCCTTTATAGTCTCTAGGATTCCATTCCTTTTCTCTTCTATTATGTATTCTACTAGCTATATCTACTGCTATCTTATGAACTGATTGAGGGCATCTATAGGATTGTTTTAAAACTTCAACTTTACCTGGCATATTAATTAAGTGTTCAATGTCTGCTCCAGCCCACCTGAATATAGCCTGGTCATCATCTCCGCTGATGTAAACTCTTTTAGCATTTCTCCACATTTTCTCAGCCATTTCCCATTGTAAATTGTTTAAGTCCTGCGCTTCATCAATAATGACAACATCCAATTTAGGAACTGGACCAGATTCAATGTAAGTTGATAGCATGTCAGTAAAGTCATGCTTATAATTCTTTTCCTTATAATCCTCTAAGGATCTATAAGCTCTAGACAATTCAGCCCATGCAACATCTAGATTATATTTATTATAAAATTCTTGCACTTCCATTTTCTTGACTCTAGCTTTATTTATTATTCTTAAAAATTTATTGTCAGTTGTAATTATTCCAGTGTCATCCCAATCCTGTGATACAAAATTTAGATCCACCCCATAGTCCTTAGCAAATGTTTGATAATCCTGACCATTCATTACTTCAGAATGAGTCATTCCTAATTGTCTTTTACCAAATGCATGAAGAGTACTGAAATAAGGTAGATCATCATCGTTTAAATTAAATTTTTTTGTTGCTCTATTTCTGGCTTCATCAGTTGCTTTGGTGGTAAAGCTGACAAAAGCTATAGCTGATGGTTCAGTTCCATTTTTAAGCTCCCGGTCCACTATCCTAAGTAAATTCTCAGTCTTTCCTGTACCAGGAGGACCCAGTATGATGTTAATTTCTGGCATCTAAAATCCTTTTTGTTTCTACGCGATGGCAGTTAGCACATAATACAATGCACTTTTTCCATTCTTTTTTCATCTTTTCAAACTGTTTATAGCTTGATCTAAAATGAGAAGCTACGGCCATAATTTTATTGGAAGGATCCAGATGATGATGGTCCAGAGCCTCCGGTCTGCTTTTATATCCACAGTGTGCACATCCATGTTCAAGTTTTTCTTTATTATAAAGTTCACTTATTTCGTCATAAACTTTTTTCTTGTGGGCTTTGTGATATTTTTGTTGTTCTTCAAATTTATCCGGGTGCCTCCAATCCTCAGCATAAAATCCATCTTTCTTAATCCTATTTCTTTTAAGACCCACGAATTTGTATCCATCTTCTCTGGTCTCACCATATTTTAATTTTCGTCTTATTCTAGAAGGGTATGACATTTTGCTCCTGTATTTCATGCTCCACGTCCGGTGTTTCGAATGCAGGAACACCCCATGTGTTCACTCCTGTTCCGTTAAGCTTCCAGAATCTGGACACTCCATTAACTTTTCTCAGTTCGGCTATGATTTGTCCTGTGTTGCTGTAATGTGTAAACTTATTTCTAATGAGATAGGCATG